AGAATCAAAGGTTGAAAAAACTATTAACAAATACTTGAGTGAATCCGTTATTAAGGAAACCAAAATCAAAAACGAAAAGAAGAAACAACTTATGATTGAGTCAGTCAACAAAATGGCTACAACATATGAACAAGAAGTTGCTTCCAAGAAAATCATTAAGGAATTTAAAGAGGTTGAGTTAATCGGAAGAACAAACAAGAAAAATATCGTTGTCAAGATCAATGGTGAAGAATTCAAAATTAATCAAAAAGGATTTTTGGAATGAAACTCGTCTATGTGAATGAACTTGGACCTGACTATAAAGGAAATAACACATACGAATTTATTTTCTCAAAAAACGAAGAGGTCTACGGTGAAGATTGGGATGTAAGTCCCGCCTCAGGGAGACCATTTCCACCCCAATTGGAGTTCATTCATTGTGTTTTAAAACTGAGCAGTTCCGACATTAAGTTGGAACTTGTTCGTAATTCTGATTACTTCAATATGTACGATGCAATTGATGGTGTCATTTCTTTGGCTTGGGAATCTGAAGACTCGGGATATGAAGGAAACCAAAGATTGGTCTTTAGATTTGGAGATGATATTTCTATAATAAAGGATAAATTTTACGAAAGAGATATAGTTCTTTCAGAGGAAAAAATATTACAAACACCATGAACAAAAAAAATATCAAAGTCTTACTTGACGAAGGTTTTTCAATCAAAACAATTCGTTCTTTAAGTGAAAATCAAAGAAATATTTTGGCAAAAAAAATATTAAAGGAGGGTAGTATTGAATATGGAGATCAGGATACTGCTAATCGTATCGCACCTGAAATAGCATTGAAGAATCCAAAAGCTAAGATTAAAGTGATGGGTAATAAAATAGAAGTTGGTGAAAATCAGGATGATTTACCTTATGTCATGAGACAAGTTTATACAGGTCAAGAAGGACCACATGATGCTGACGACATGGCGGGTGATGGTATGGATGATGATTCCGACAATAATAGATCAATGATGAATGAATTATCTGACGAAGAAATTGATCTTATGTTAGATATCATTAAGTCAAAAAAATCAAATGGTGAAAAAGGTGAAATCGAAGAAAAGTTTCAAAGTAAATCACAACAAAAATACTTCTTTGCTAAATGTAATGATGAATCATTAAGTAAAAAAGAAAGAAATAAGTGGTGTAGTATGGCTGACGAATTTGCACAACACACAAATTTCAAAAAACTACCCGAAAAAGTAAAAGAAGATAATCTTAAATCTTTGGAGGAAAGTGTAATGAAAATTGTTAAAAAACATATTCCTGCGAGTATTACCAAAGGTGACTTAGTTAAATTAGTTAATGAAGCACCTTTAACAAAACCCGCACCTGTAAAGGAACCTGGTGTTGTTCCGTCGAGACCTGAAAGAAAAACACCTTTTCAACCAAAACACAAACCAAAACCAAAGGCAGGAAAAGAATTACCTGATTGGATGAGTTATTCGGAAATTTTTGATTCTGAACCATTTACAAAGCCAGTACCTGTAAAACCAGATGTTGCACCATCCAAACCTGAAAGAAAAACTCCATTTCAACCAAAGCATAAACCAAAACCAAAGGCGGAGAAATAATGAGACAGGATTTAAAAAATACAGTAAGAAAGGCTTTATTAGAGGCACCGATTAGATATGATGGTCCTGAAAGAATGGATCCTTCTTTGGAAGATCTTTTTAACAGAGGAGAAACACCTTATAGTAAAAATCCTGCTCTTCCCGATAAAAATAACGATGGAATACCTGATTCTTTCGAACAAATTATCGCAAGTAAAAGATTCAAGGATGTTATTGAAAATTTGAAACGCCTTACAGGTGTAACAAATTTATCGGGAATGAATGGTATGATGCAGTTACAAACTTTGGTTATGGGAGCATCGAATAGAATTCTACAGATTCAATCTAGTCACAAAGAATATTTGGAAAATTTGGCAATTGATTTGGTGAAGAAGGAAACCGGTATTACAGATCAAGTAAATTTTGAAGCGGACTTAGTTAATCCAGGTGAAATTTCAAAACAAGGTATGAGTTCTAAACCAGAAGAGTACGATGAGGATGAAATTGAAAAACAATTCGGAGGTGAAGAGGACGAAGAAGAAGATTTTCAAGATGACTTTATGTCATTTATGAATTCTATGGAGAATTTTAACGCGGAAACCGCAAAAAGAAGAATTTTAAATGCATTGATTCAGGGTGGTGCAAAAAAAGGTCACTACATGTACCAACTTGTAGTTCCAGAATTAGATAGATTGAATCCTGATTTGGTAAGATTATATGGTGTTATAATGTCATATGCTGACTATCTATATTGGATTATGCCTAACCAACAAATGTTGAATATGGCAGGTAGTGGTGAAGGAATGATGGGTAAAGAAGAAGTTGACGAAACTACAGATCCTCCAACCGTAAAAGCACAGGCTACATGGTTTCCACTTCTCATTCATGAACTACTTAAAGGTGTGAACGATTTGGTTATGACTCAGGGTTTACCTGACGATCCAAGATCGGCAGAAATGGTTATGGGGGTTGCAGACACTTTACCACATGAAATTTGGGATATGAGAGTCGGACCAATTATATATGAAAAATTGGTAAATGCTTATCCTGATGAACTATTTGACGAAGACAAGAAAATCATTCAGTTCTATCTCAAATCAAGAATTGCCTCTCTGAGTACTGACGAGTTCTTCAAGACTATGAAAGAAATTCTCGCAGAAACACCAAAAGGCAAGCAAATTGTGGACAAAATGGTAAAAGAGATTATTCAGGAACTCAAAGATCAAGAATATGAAGATGCTATGGGTTCAGAAGATGATGATGAAGACTTGGATAATTTCCTCTCTAATCTCGGAATAAGTTTAAATTAATGGATGGGGTTAACAAGAGAACAGGTATTATTAGAATATGCCAAATGTGTCAAAAGTCCTGAATATGCGTTAAAAACATATTTGAAAACTTATGATCAAACAGTTCAGGGGTTCGTACCCCTGAAGTTGTTTCCTGACCAAGTGAAATTGATTGAGGATTTTGAAAAGTTTGAAGAAAATATTGCGTTAAAATATAGACAGGCGGGAGTTTCCACTGTCACCGCAGCTTGGATTTCCAAAAAGTTGATCACAGCTCCGAAGGGAAAACCTGAAAAGATATTGATCATTGCCAACAAACTTGACACTGCCGTTGGTATGGCCGATAAAATCAGGTCTTTCCAAGAGCAATGGCCCGATTGGTTTGGCGTTAGTTTTTCATCGGAAAAAAACTCCCAACGTCACTTCAGATTGACAAATGGTTGTGAAGTAAAAGCGGTTGCAACATCAAAAGACGCATTGAGAGGTTATACCCCAACTATCCTTGTATTTGACGAAGCAGCATATATTGAAGCGGATGATGATTTCTGGGCGGCTTGTATGGCCTCACTCTCAACGGGTGGTAAAGTTATAGTTATTTCAACTCCCAACGGATTTGATCAAATTTATTATTCAATTTACGATCAAGCTTTACGGGGTATGAATGATTTTAAAATATCTGAAATGTATTGGTATAGAGATCCAAGATATACCAAAGACCTTTATTTAGTAAAAACCAAAGATATAGTTCATTATTTGTTAAATAAAGAAGAATATTCTGAAGAGGAACACGTAATTAGGTTGGATGGTGCGGGTTGGGATTTGGATCTTGAATTTGTTATTCAAAAAATCAATGAAGGTTATAAACCTTGTTCTTCTTGGTTTGAAACTATGGTTAAGAAGTTGAAATACGATAGAAGAAAGGTGTCTCAAGAATTGGAGTGTAACTTTCTTGGTTCGGGTGACAATGTCATTGACTCTGGAACTATGGAAAAAATCAAGAAAAATGATATTAAAGAACCCAAAGACAAGATGATGGGAGGGGCGTTATGGGTTTGGGAGGATCCAATATTGGATCACAAATATATTATGGGTGTGGATGTGTCAAGAGGTGATTCAGAGGACTTTACAACCTTTAATATAGTTGATTTTGATACAAGAGAACAGGTTGTTGAATTTTTGGACAAAGTTCCACCTGATATTGCCGCTGAAATTGCCTTAAAATGGGCACAAAGATACAACGCATTTGTGGTTATTGACATCACGGGTGGTATGGGTGTATCAACGGCAAGGAAGATGCAAGAGCTGGGGTATAAAAACCTTTATATCGATGGTCAAGTATCGACTGACATATGGAAATATGATCCAAAAGCGCAAGAGAAAATACCGGGAATTAATTTCAATAACAAAAGGGTTCAGATTATTGCAACTTTTGAAGAATATATTAGACACGGTTTCAAAATCAGATCATCAAGATTATATAATGAATTACTAACTTTTGTTTATATAAACGGAAGACCTGACCATATCAAAGGACAACATGACGACTTGATTATGTCTGTTGCTATGGCTTTATATGTTGGGGAAAGTAGTTTTTCCAAACTCACAAAGGTTACCGAACAAGCAAAAGCAATGATTGATTCTTGGACGGTAAATGAAAGTGTAAAATATAAAACTGACTTTATGAATCCGAGTGTTCCATCGTATTATGGTCAAACAAATAACGATTCCAATCGAAGTTATAATCAGAAAGACGTAGAGAAATATTTATGGCTCTTCGGAGGAATGAGAAGATAATAATATTGTATTTATTGAAAAAACTACTATTTTAATTACTATGGCACAAACTAATCAACAATATACAATTTGGCAACGACTTTCAAGGGTCTTTGGACCAGATTCCACATTGGATCAACAAGTTCCTCAATATAGGTTCGATAAAAAAGAAATTTTAAGAACCAAATCTAAAGGGGAATACGAAAAGGAAAAACTTCAAGCTCAACAGAGTTTGTATTTGGCAAACCAATGGTCAAAGGTTGAAAACAATCTTTACACACAAGCCGTATATTATGAACCAACAAGGTTGGCTTCATATTATGATTATGAATCTATGGAGTTTACACCCGAAATATCCGCAGCTTTGGACATTTATGCTGAAGAATCAACAACCCCAAATGAAAATGGATTTATACTTCAAATATATTCAGAATCCAATAGAATCAAAAGTATTTTGGCCGACTTGTTCAATAACAAGTTGGATATTAATACCAACTTACCTATGTGGACAAGAAATACTTGTAAGTATGGAGACAATTTTCTCTACTTAAAGATTGATCCTGAACAAGGTGTTGTCGGAGCACAACAATTACCAAATATTGAAATCGAAAGATTCGAGAGAGGTATGGTTGTTAATACCGTTGCAATGAATACCGGTGTTGAAAATACCCACTTAACTTTTACTTGGAAAAATAAAAATATAGAATTCAATACGTGGGAGGTTGCTCACTTTAGACTTTTGGGTGACGACTCAAAATTACCCTATG